AGTTTGATACAATAAAAGAATACGTTGGCCTATAGCTCAGTTGGTAGAGCGCGGAGCTGTTAACTCTGTTGTCCTAGGTTCGAGTCCTAGTGGGCCAGTTCGGGAGATTAGCTCAGCGGTAGAGCGCTTCGTTTACACCGAAGATGTCACTGGTTCGATCCCAGTATCTCCCATGTCGAATACCAAACATGACCCATGATTACCGTAAGATGCAAACAATGCAACAGAGAAATCAGGAGTGACCATCATACCCACTGTTGTGGGTGTCCTAATATGATGACAGTCATTGAAGATAAGGTCACTGCTGTAGACCTTACCAAAGTGGTTATGATTAATTCTAGTAATAAGGTAGAGAACGGTAATGTTCTGACCTCTAGTGACCTGTCCTATCAAGAGGAAAGGAGAAAGAGAAAGGTCAGGAGATTAGATTTTGAGGTACGATAAGGTTGATAATTTCTACAGACTTCAAGATGTTTTGTCTGTTGATCAATTTCTTACGTTGTACGATGAGTTCAATTCACAATATAATACTTGGAAATTCACTAAAAACGATGGAGGATTAGACCATCCACCGATGGGGTGTATAAAAAAACCTTCTTCTATACGATCATCGGTATCTACCATCGGGGACAATTTGACACTGATTAAATTTGGATCTATATTGAAGTATCAGTGTGAGAAAATTTTACGATGTCCCTTAAAACTTAAGAGAGTTAATACAAATATTCAATTCTTTGGTCAAGAGGCTTCATTCCATACAGATGGTGGTGAATCCACTTGGACCTTGAATATATTTGCATGTCCATATTGGAAAACTGAATGGGGAGGTGAGTTTATCCTGACAACTAAACCTAATCAGTATTATTACGAAACATATATACCAAATAATGGAATCCTATTCCCAGCACATCTGGATCATATGGGATATGCACCTAATGTTCTATGTAAGGTACCACGATTGACTGTGGCTTACACCTATAAAGAGTTGACATTTCCATCTACCGTAGTATAATTACACATGTCACGCCTACCAGAGATTAAACCTGAACACATGGTCACTTATAAACAGTGTCAGGATCTAATCGACAAAGCTATCGACAAACACAACAAAACTGCCACAGTCATCAGCGCATGTATTGGATCAGTGCTACTGTTCTTTTACGCACATGGTCTTCTTAAAGTGGTTGGTTACTGGTCTTAAAAATCTTCTATATAATTTAGCTATGGAAATCTTCACCGTGCAAGAGTTTCAAAAGAACTGGGATGAACTGATCGAGAGAGTAGAGAACGGAGAACATATAGGAATCGTGAATGAGAATGGTGCGGCATGTGTCATGATGTCTACTGACGATGCTTTGTACAAACTTTACAAAGAAGATAATAACGAAGGACCCTGAGGGACTGTCGCATATTGGTTAATGCTCTCTGCTTATAACGGGGTAAACCGGGTTCAATTCCCGGCAGTCCTATCGGGGGTCTAGCAATCTGGTGAATGCACCGAACTCATAATTCGGCGGAGGCGGGTTCAATCCCCGCGACCCCCATCAGGACGGTTTTTCAACTGTCCTCTTGACTACATTAGTCAAATCCCTTATACTACTAAGGTCAACACGAAAGACAATGACTATCACTTCTAAGTTTAAAAAGGACATCACGACTCTCCGATCCGCAGTGAAAGGTGACTTCTTCCTTGATGTAAAGAATCCGAAACTTTTCAAAAAGGTCCGTAAGTTTTATGAGAACGATGGTGTAACTTTTTCTGGTGACCCTCTGGATGACTATGATATTCTCATTGATTGTCTGGCAGAAGATCTTGAGAAGACAGAGGTGGCATGAAAATTCTACTTGAGAGATACCCCTATCGTTATGTTGAGAGCGGTGATCTAGAAGACGGAAACCCTGATTGTAGAATTCAAAAGTTTGATGATAATACACGAAGGTACAAAGACATGTATCTCTGTGACAATCAAACGCAGTTACTCACTGCCATGGAAGACTTTGAATATACTAAATGGTTAGATCCTGATGGCGTCCCCTCCTATGTGAAAGATGTCGTTAAAGCTCCTTAGGTCTCCTTTTATATTTTATTGTGATATTCCTAATCACATTGATATAAAAGAAAATTACTACTCACATCTAAAAGATATTGTACGCGACAGTAATGATACCATTGTCAAACGATGGAATTGTAATGTCCGAACAACATTCAACTTTACAGTTGATTGTCTGTTGGATGATTATTTTTTAGACAATGTAGTATGGAAACCGATGGATCAAATGCTTGAGGAAGTTAATCTAAACCACTACCCTAAGAATAGTAAGATCAGTGGTATCTGGGCAAACTTCTATAAAGGAGGTGAGTTCCAAGAGAGCCACGATCACGTAGGTGGTAGTCACAATTACTTCTCTGGAATCTATATCTTAGATCAGACAGGACCAAACAAGACATCATTCTTCTCTAATAATTATGGTATCTTAGATAGTTGTATTCATACAAAAGATATAGATGATATTAAAGAAGGAACAGTCATCATCTTTCCCTCCAACCTTCTACATTATGTTAATCCTGTGGAGGATGAGAGATGTACTATTTCCTTTAACATCAAGTGTGAGTTCTAAATAAAGTAGATTTACTTTAAAACTATGGCAACGAGAAAGGTATCTGCATCTGGTGCTTACATGTCCCAGTATGACAATGAAGTTGAGACAAGACTGAAGGCTCTCGAAGCTGAAGTCAAAGAACTCAAGGCAGCATGTGAGGCTAAGCATTCTGCTCCCGCTGCTGCACCTTCAGGTGGAGATGCAAGAGTTGATGAACTTATTAGAGTCCTGAAGTTGAGCCCCGAACTCAACATTGAGAAGTTGTCTAAAGGCAAGTTATGAACGAACCGGTTGCAAAACCATGGGGTTATTATGTTGACCTAGAAAGAAACCCTTTCATGGTCATCAAACGTATCAAGGTATTCCCTAACCAACGATTCTCATTACAATATCATGAACATCGAGGTGAGTTTTGGAGGGTAATATCTGGAGAAGGAACGGTAACCCTAAGCAACCATCAACTTCCAGCAGGACAAGGACAACACTTTCATATTCCATCTGGCGTAATACACAGAATGGAAGCAGGACCATCAGGAATTATGTTCCTAGAAATCCAAGAAGGTGAGTGTTCCGAGAATGATATAATCAGAATAGAAGATGATTATGGTAGAGTCACGGACGGACTATAACAGCACTGGTCGGGATAACCCAAGAGTTTCTTGCTTCTCTAAAGAGCAAGTGGCGTGCATGGAGCTCAGGAGGTCTTGACAAAGGCCTCCTTTTTTAGTAGGATACATAGACCGGTTAATGTTTTCGTAATGAAGATAGGATTTAATTGTAGTTCCTTTGACTTGTTTCATGCTGGACATGTGACTATGTTGAAGATGGAGAAAGACTTGTGCGACTGGTTAGTTGTCGCCCTACAAGTTGACCCTACGATCGATAGACCGGGTATCAAGAACAAACCCACACAGAGTGTGTACGAAAGATATGTACAGTTACAGGGATGTAGATACGTAGATGAGATATTGGTGTATGAGACAGAGGAAGATCTGTTGAACATGATCAAGACACAGAGAATGGATATTCGTTTCTTGAGTGAGGAGTATAAGGACAGAGACTTTACTGGTAAACAATATTGTATTGACAACGATATCGAAATTCATTATCACAAGAGACAACATAAGTATTCATCAACCGAGTTGAGGAACAGGGTTCATAGATTAGAGGAAGAAAAAAAGAACGAGAAAGAATTGTCAGCACCCCAACAATATTCTACAGACATTCTAAAAAATTACGAGGTAAAATGAGCATTCTAGTTACAGGTGGAGCTGGGTTCATTGGTAGTCAACTACTTAGAACCCTGAGTAAGTTTGGTGAGAGGATTGTTACCATTGACAATCTCGCTTATGCTGGTACTAAAGGTAACATCCCTGACGGTATCAAACACTATCAGATTGATATCTGTGACAAGGATGCAGTAGAATATGTCTTCGATAAGGAGAAGTTTGATACTGTATTCCATCTGGCTGCAGAGAGTCATGTTGATAACTCTATCAATGATTGTGGA